TGAAGTTTTCTAGTTTTTCTAGTCCTTCATTGTGCTGCTTACGGTCTTTACGCAGTTCGCCAATTTCTTCAGCAAGTTTAGTTACCATAAAGTTGTTGAACTTTGTAGCACTTTCTTTCATCTTGCCGTGGAACTTAACGCGATCTTCAGCAAGAGATCGCTTTTCAGCTACCACTTGTTGAAGTTCTGCTTGGAGTCCTTCTGTTACCATTCGATCTAGGGCTTCAACCATAACTGTCTTATCATGCTCATAGCGTTGTGCGAACTCTTCACGTAGTTCTGTACGGGCTTGCTCACGAGCTTCACTTAGCTTGGTTTCCCAGGCTTCGTTAATCTCAGTACGAGTTTCCTCGTTGATCAAGTCGCTATCTAGCAATGGTTTGATTGCATCTAACATTAGTAGATTCTCCTTAGATTTTCAGATTCCTGATCAAACGAATTACTTCGCCTTTCAGGTACTTCTGCACTTTGTTGTCACGACCAGCATCTTTAGCAATCTCCAGTAATCTATGACCATAATTCATGTTCATCATACCTTCGTAAATTGCTTTGGGGTACGCATTTGGTGCGCTGGGTTGGGCAACCACATCTATAGTGACTATTTCAAAGTCACTTACATGTCCTGTTCTATCGTCAACATTACCGCTTCCGCGGCTTGACACGCCAAGTTTAACGCCGTTTTGAACCAACGTCTTGATCAAATCTCCCATTGGGGTCGGGAGGATCTTGAGCTTGCCATGTCCGGCTTCGCCGTCCATCCACATATCTTCAACACTATGGCAAACACGATCAAGATTGATTTTTAAATCATCTGGGTGATCCACTTCACCTAAGACTGAATTGCCTTCTTTGATCTGTTGGTTAACAGTATTGACTGCACGAGTAATTTCATGCAGTGGATAGATTCTGTCGTTAGCGTTACGTTTGTTACCTTCGATACAAATACCTTTGAGGTAAAGGTTCTTACCCCCGCTGGCATTAGATTCTTCAAGAATCTGAATGTTAGCTTGATTAAAGGTAAGTTGTTCTTGTAGGTAAACCATTTTTAGTTACGTGATCCGGGCACTGTTGACTTGTTATTAACGCCGCTTTCCTGGCTTAATCTAGGCTTAGTAGCTGCACTAGGCTTTTGTGTGCCTTGAGCTGGTGAATTACCAACTTTGCCAATCAAGTCTTTTGTAGTCGGAGCAGGACGACCTTGTGCTTCTGCACCAGTTGTGGTCACAGGCTTAACTGTGCTGCCAATTGGACCTTTTGCACCACCATTAGCGGCTACTGCAGATCTGCTGTTTGTTCCAGCTGGTTCTGTAGTAACTGGCTTTGGGGCTGCTTTGAGACTCACATTTTCCATCATACCCATTTCAGGCATCATTTCTTCTGTGTCGTCCATTTCAATAGCATCACCGCCCATGTTGCTGTCCATGTCGTCGCCGTTGCCCATTTCGTCGGAACCGCCGTCCATTAGGTCTTCAAATTCAGCCATAAGTTCGTCTAGCTTGTCTTCAAGATCCATAACACGGTCTTCAAGTCCTTCTTCGCTATCCATGTCCATGTCGTCGCTGTCGTCCATGTTGTCGTCCATGTTGTCGTCCATTTCGTCGTCATTGTCGCCTTCGGCTTCCATGCTCATGTCGTCTTGCTCTTCAGATTCAACATCGTCAATCAAGTCATCAGCAGCGTCGCCGCCCATGGCGCCTTCTTCTAAGTCTTCGTCGTCTTCGTCTAGCTCTTCAGCTTCGTCTAGCTCTTCGTCAGACATCATGCTTTCATAAATTTCACGGCTTTTGCCCACAACAATGTCATGGAATAAGGCGCGAGCTTTTTGGTCTTCATCATTGATCACGTATTCGATCAATTGTTCAAATTTGTTCATAAAGAAACTCCTGTTAGGTAAAGTGTAATGTTATTTACCCAAGAGGCTAAAACTTGGTGCATTTAGATGGAAAAAACAGGATAAATTGCCAGACATGGCAAAAATTACATTACAGGCGCTGCAGGTGGCGCGTATTGCTGGCGCACCAGTTTGAGTTTTTCTTTAAATTCAACGGCACGAACATCGTTCATTCTTCGCAGTTTGTTGAGTTGATGCAGAGTAAGGTGAGTCTTGCGCAGGTCACCTAGTTGAGGTTGGCTGTTGTCTTGCGACACGTCCTGATATGCTTCAGGTTCTTTGTTCCAAAATTCTTGCAGTATCATAGTAGTGTTATTTATGCAGCTGGCGGTGTTGCTGCTGGTGTTGCGCCACCTGCAGCAGGCACAGTACCAAGGGCGCCTGCGCTAATGTCTACTCCTGTTGCACCTGCAGGTTCCATAGCACCAATTTCCTCGCCTGTGGAAATATCAGATTCTAAACTGCCCGGACTAATACCCACTGCACGCAGGTCTTGCCCAGTTGTAGGTTGCATCTGCGGATCGTCGCGTTCTTCGCGCCATAGTTTTTCGTTCTCTCGTATTTCGTCTTCGGTTAGTCCCAAGAATCGTTCCAACAAGAATCGTTTGCTCATGTAAGGCAGCTGCTCTAGTCCTTGGAATGCTTGTATTCTAGTATTATCTAGTTCGCTTTGACGGTAACTGGCAAAGTTCTGTGGCGCATTAAACGTCAGACTAAACAGGCCAGAGTCAATGTTAAAACCGCGCCACTTCAAGAACATCTTGAATTCGTCATCCAGCTTTTGTGAAATCAATGCTTGTAAACGTTCGCAGTACTGGTTAAATCTGTACTCCTGAATCAGTGCTGTGCCCACTTTGCCATCGCTGGTGGTCCGATCTGAATCATCAGGTCCTGTGGGCAAGTAGCTGCTGGGCACACGAAGGCCACGTGCCATTTTGTTGTTGAAGTACTTCAGGTCATCAATCTCGCCTAGATTTTGTCCACCGGGCAATGTTTCTACACTGCTGCCGCGACCATCCTGTCCCTGTGGAAAAAAGTAATCTTCATTGATGCTGAGTGGATTGTAACTGCTGTCCATCATGTTGTTTCCGCCACCTGATGTGGTTGGAATTCTACGCTGGTGCATTTCGTTTTTAACACGTTCCACAAATGCCATTGCCAAGTGGCTAGGCATGTTGCCTACATCAATTTTAAAAATACGACGTTCAGGCGCACGCTGTACACGGTATATCAACACAGCATCTTCCAACAGTTGCTTCTGCTTGTACACCATGAAAATTTGTTCTAGTACGCTGCGACCAAATGGCCAGAACACATCAAGTCCTTCATTGAGACTCATGTGTACCACATGCTTGGCATCCAAACACACTTCGTTCTGTGCCTGTGTGAATCGACTGTTACCTGCGCCGCCACCAGAGCCGCCATTGGGACTGGTGTAGTTAGACGCACCTGTAATACTGCCTGTGGTAGGGTTGGTCATGTAGTCTGTGGTTGTTTTTGCAGCCACAGTCATGTTTTGAAAGTTAGGATTGATGTCACGAATCACATACTGCTCGGGACGCTTGCCTTCGCTTTCGTTCACAATCACACGAGCCACTTTGCTCATGTCTACCCACATCATTTCAAATGTTTCTGGATCACGAACAAAAATTTGATCGCCGTACTTGATGGTGTTTCGGAACAGCTTGAATGCACGCTGATCCAGTTTGTTGAGCTTGACCCATTGCTGCAGTTGCTTCTTTACAATACCAACTTCGTGATCTGTGGGAGTTTCGTTGTATCTGATATCAAACGGTGTGCCGTTGGTTGGACTCAGCTGTGTTGAAAACTCAGCAATGATGTCCAAACATGCATTGATTTCACTATCCATGTCCATGTTTTCGTACTGATTGTATCGTTCAACACGGTTAGGATGTCCTGAGTACACCTCAGGCAGTCGGCTAGCATAGTTACGAAACACAAAGTCTGCTTGTGCTGCGCCATTGGTGCCATCATTCTTTTGATAGCCATCAACACCAAATTGGTTTTTGCCTGATATAGGGCTCAGTTGTCCAGAGGTATCTGCTACCTTGAAGTACTTGCGCCACCCTTGTTGATTTTTATCTGCCATAGTGAGTTATTTACCGTTAGTTAGCAGTCGCCGTCAACAACTTCCTCTGTAGATCATTGCTGTTTTGTTGTTCACGCACCAGTTGAGTCAGTGCACTTAGCTGTGCTCCTGCCAGTGCAGAGTCGCCGCCGCCCATGTTCTTTATTGCATCAGCTATGGCTGCTTTGAACTCTTTGGCCACTTGTGCAATGGCGTTTGTAGTTTCAGTGTTGTTGGTTTGTTTAAGTTCTTGAATACGTTCACCAATCTCTGCACCAATGCCTGGCAATAGTTTTGTACCTATTTCTGCAAGGCCCATGTCGTAGTTCATAGCAATACCAGATCCTAAGATCTGTTTCCAAACGCCCGGATCAGTGATCATTTTGGTTGTGGCATCATACGCTCCCAGCTTGGCAGCAATACTCTTGACTGCGTCCAGATCTGTGCTCATGCCGCCTGAATTACGTCCTGTGTACTCGTTGTAACCTCCAAATGTTGGACCAATTCCGCCCGGACTCATGGCGTTTTTCATGCCTAAGCTCACAGGCACAGAACCATTCTTTAATGGAATAACAGCTTCTGTGCCATGCAGTGTTGCTGGGTAACCTGATTCAGGACCTGTTGCAATGCCGCCAAACCTGTATCCAGCAACTTCAGCATGTATATGCCCGCCGGTGGCTTTACTACTTGGATTACTATACTCGTCTTTAACATTTTTTGCACCGGGCATGCTGCGAATTATGCCTGCTATTTCCTTAGATTTCGTTGGATCTGATATTGTAAAGTCCAATGCGTTGCCAGTTTTGTGTGCACTGTTATAGTCCAGGCCCTGATGATACTCGTCGTTAAACCCAGTAAATCGTGTTAGGTCTCCACCTAATTTTTTGTTTATAGCGTGTGCAAGTGCAATAATATTTTCGCTTGATTTGCCGCCTGCTGTTGCTTGGCCATCTGTGCCGCCTTTGATTGGTAATCCAGAAAGATCCAGTGCTTTGCTGGCTGGTGCTCCGCTGGCTGGTGCTCCGCTGGCCGGTGCTCCGCTGGGTGCAGCAGGGCGTGATGCTGTTGATGCCGTATTTGACCTCATCAGCGCTGCTTGCCTGTGTGCGTTTGGGTTGCCAACAACTTGACTATTTGAAGCTTGGGCTGTTGCATTACGTTCTGATATTTTTGCAACTGACAATTTTGCTTTAGCTGCTTTTAGTTCTTGCTCTGCAATCTGTTTGTCTTGTTCTGAACGGGCACTGGTCACTTTCCATTCTAAGTCCATAACTTCGCGCTTGCGCTGATTTACTAAATTAGCAGCAGCAGTTTCTTCTTTGGATTTAGTGTCTGTTTTTCCAAATCCAAAGAAATTTATCATTTTGGTCAGCATCAGCGTGGAAGCCTCAACTGCCTCAGTAAACATGCCTATTGCACTAGTTGCAGGAAGCACTGCTTTGTCCACTAACCTTTGCAATGCTAGCATCGAGTTTTGCTGACTTATTCTCAGGCTTGTTTGTGTTTGTTGTGCAGCATCAGCTGCTTTGCCGCCCTTGACACCTTGTTTAAGTTGATCTTCTTGTACTTTTTGCAGTTGCTTGCCAATATCAGCGTCGCTCATACCTTTAAGGCGTAGATCTGCTGCTAGATCACCAAACGTAGAATTATATATACCCATCTGACCCAGTGATGCACCCATTGCATCTGCGTTCCTGCCATGTGCAGTAGCTACACGTTGTGCACCTTGTGCTGCATCCAGCTGTCCTGCTGTTATAAGCTGGGCTGTTCGCATGCTTTCGCCCTGGGTAGCCAAGTAGCTTTTTTGTGCTGCGTCTGTGGTAATCATACCAGTTGACACATCAGCAAAACCTTGTGCTGCTTCCTTGCTCTGACTCTTCAAGATCAAGAATGTGTCTTCTAGTGCTTTGGCTTGGACAGTTTGTCCGTTAGCACGCATCTCCATCAGTTTACCAGCAAAGCGTTCTTGACTACGGATTTCTTCACGGGAATCTTCTTGCTCTTTGCGTGTCATACCTGTGAGCTTGGTCAACGCATCTTGCTCTATTAGATATTTTCTTGCACTGTCAGCCAACTGCTCTGTAGTCTTGTTCTGCGTTTGTCCAATTCTGCTCTGCAAACGCAGGAAGGCCATACTGGCTTCGTTGATTTCTTCCTGATTCATGCCTGCATTAAACAGACTTTCACGGAAGGGCTGCATGTCCTTGCCTATGTTGGCAAATTGCTTACGACCGTCTATTACACTGCCGCCAAACAAGGCTAGTTCTTTGCTGCTGGTGGAAATGAGTTGAGTGTAACTTTCAAGATCCTGGAAACCTAATCCTAGTTTTTGTATGTCTCCAAACAGTCCTGCCATGCCATCGCTGGCAGCTCCGCCCGATTTGGACAGATCCTGAAATCCTTTGTACAAAGCATCGCTTTGCTCACCAGCAACTTTAGCAAGTTTAACAACTCCGCCGGCCAACATAGTCAGGCCGCCAATCAACATACTTACTGGGCCTCCCATCAACATCAGTGCTTTACCTGCTGCAAATGCTGCTGAGCTTGTGGAATCCAAGGAACTATTGAATGCTGTAGCTCCTTTCTTGTTGTCGTACATAGCCCTGGTGGCTTCTGTACTAGCTTTGGACAAGTGCCCTGCTGCTTTACCAGCGCCTTCTATAGCAGCGGTAGCGTTTTCAATGCCGTACTTGGACTTGATGTTTGCATCGTAGACTTTTTTCTGGGTGTCTTGCGAAACTTCGCCATACTCTTGCATCTGTCGATTAACATCTGCCATTAGTTGTGCAAGTCTTTCCGATTCGAAATTTATGTCTGCCATGTGTTTTTACCTATAAGTACCTTATATTTATAGGTAATATATGAGCCAATCCGCAAACCCACTAAAACAATTTTTCCGGCAACCTGCTATTCATTTAAGGCTGCCTTCCGAAGGCAACTTCTGGTCCGAAGACAGTGTAGACTATCCTGCTACTAAAGAACTGCCAGTATACCCTATGACTGCTATTGACGAGATCACATATCGTACACCGGATGCGTTGTACAACGGCCAAGCTGTGGTTAATGTTATACAAAGCTGTATTCCTAACATTCGCAACGCATGGAAAATGCCAGTGGCAGACTTGAATGCTGTGTTAGTGGCCATTAGAATTGCCAGCTACGGTCATGACATGGAAATCCTGTCAGGCTGTCCTGAATGCGAAACTGAGTCAGAATACACGTTAGATTTAAGAACAGTGCTGGACAAACTCAAAAGCGGCGACTTCCACAAAGAAATGCAGCGTGGTGACTTGACAATTTCATTCCGTCCAATGACTTATGAAAATCAAAACGTCAGCAATCAACATCAGTTTGAACAACAAAAACGTATTCAAGTAGTGCAGACCAGCGATCTTAGCGATGCTGAAAAAATTACCGAACTCAATGCTAGTTTGAAAAAAATTACCGAGCTCACTGTGGAAGCACTGAAGTGGAGCATTGCCAGCATACGTACCCCGCATGCATTAGTAACTGAATCTGAATTCATTCATGAGTTTATCAACAACTGCGACAGAGCGTTGTTTACTGCACTAAAGGATCATATCATTGCGCTACGAACTGACAGCGAAATTGAACCGCTCAGCATGGAATGTCCTAACTGCAATCACAAGTATCAGCAACAACTTACAATGGACCAAACAAGTTTTTTCGCGGACGCCTCCTGACCCTGTCGGCTGAAGAAATTTCCAAAATGATCGACCGGATGGACAAGGAGGCCGATTCAATACGTCAACAAAGTTTGAAGATGTCTTGGTACATGCGTGGTGGCGCAACTTATCAAGACATTATGCAAATGAGTTTTAGAGAAAGGTCGTTTATCAGCGACATTATTAAAGACAATCTTGAAACTACAAAAACCAGCAAACTGCCTTTCTTCTAATGCAACTAGAACAAGTTAAACATGATATACTGTCCTGGTCTGAGAACTTTGTAGAAGTTCCGCATCCTGCATTAGGAGGCTGGGCACCGTGTCCGTTTGCTCGCAAGGCCAGGCTGTCTGGTACAGTTAATATTTTAGTAGGTGTTAACCCTTATTTTGATTTAAAGAATTGTTGTAGACAAGGTATGGGCAAGTACGAAGTTATAATTTACGCATACGACCCTGAAGAATTTCCCTACGCTCGTTTTCATCAAGCATTAGAAGATGCAAACCAAGAATTTTTAGTTGCAAAAAATTTATTAGTGCTGGAAGATCATCCTGCAGAAGCAGAGTGGGTCAATGGGGTGAGTATGAATCAAGGCAAGTATGCACTGTCGTTGGTGCAAAGTTTAAGCAAACTTGATGACAGTGCAGCGCAAATGGCCAGCAAAGGATTTTATCACACATGGCCGGAAGAATATCTAACAACACTGTTTAACAACAGAAAGGATCCTCGGTGAGTTATCAATTTGCCAGAATAGATCTTAGTAAAACTGATTACAAGCAGACATGCGACTGGTATTACATAACAGATCCAGACATAGATCAGTTGAACGAAATATACAAACGCTACTGTATCTATCGACATTTTGCCAGTGTAATGCCTATATTTGACTGTAGATACACGGCACCAAACACAGACGTTGTTGGATATCGAAATAACGGAGAATTAGTTGCGTTCAGTTTGATTGAACGCTATGACAGCAAAAACGCATTATGCGCACAGTTTGCATGGGACTATCGAACACCCAAGCTACGGCTTGGTATAGAAAGTTTGCAAACTGAGTGTGCAATATATCGCGAGCGGGGATTTAAGTATCTGTATCTTGAACAAGCACACTTGTACAAACAAAAGATGGATGGATTCGAAATGCTAGGAACACTGGAGTAACACATGGACATTTATACAATTTGGGCCAACAAAGAAGGCGACATTTCTGACTCAGACTGGGTTAAAAATATGAAATCATTTTTTGATCATTTAGTCAATGAAGGCAAAATGGAAACCTACCGCATCACACGCTGCAAGCTAGGATTCCGTAGCATTGCAGACATGCCTGAGTGGATGATACTTATGGAGTTCACTGGCATGGCACAAATGGACAGTGCATTTAAACGAGTTGCTCCGCTAGAAGGAGAGCTCGAAGTGAAGCATAAATCATTCAATCAATTCGTTTCGGGTGACATTCAGCATGCGCTGTTTAGAGATTGGCCTGACCAGCTATGAGTAAAAAAATATGTGTAGCCAGTGTTATGTCAGTGGGTGGCACGTTTGTTGACTGGAGTATTCAATTCTTGTCTGGCAAAACAAAATATTACCACATAGATTCAGACAAGTATGTTGACCTGA